AAGGGATGGAAAATTGGATTGCGGGTATGGATTGGATGTATCGCCTCCGCGACCCGGACGAAATAATCTTGACACGAGAGACATGCGATCTGGCGGTTGATATTTTGGATGCCAAACATAGGACCGTGGTTGAATGCACTTTAATCGACGTTTTCCCGTTCACTATATCTGATGTTCCGTTATCGACACAGATCGAAGATGTTGAGCCAAGTAGGTTCGATATTTCTTTTAAAATCAATGGTTTTACCTATAAATCGGTGACAGATTTTTAATAATATGGTATAATAATTGCATATGAAAAATAAAACATTTGAAGAAATAATCGAAAATTATTTGAAAATTGCGGAAGACGATTTCAATTTTGATAATGCCGATCTTGAGGCCAAACTTCGGACGATTCCAAATTTGCATAATAAATGGATGCGGCATTTTTATCGGCAATCGCATATTTTGATCAAAAAAGAAAAAACTTTGGCCAAGATTTGGCGGGATAAATTAAATTATTATTTACATGGTAATGCACAAGACGGATACGATTATGAAGTGAAACATACCCAGGTCAAATATTACATTGAATCTGATGAAGATTATTCGGTTTTATTTTACCAGGTAAATTGTCAACGGAAAATTGTCGAAATGTTGGAAGGCATCTTGAAAAAGACGACCCAATTATCGTTTGATATGAACAACTTAATAAAACTGAAAGAATTGAAGGCAGGTAAATAATGTTTGAAGAAAAAACTTTTTGTCCAATTTGCAATTGTGAATTCGTCAGTGAAGAAAGAAAACATCGGCATATGGAAGAAAAACATGATAATTTGATCGGCGCCGATGTCGAATTGATGGAAAAAACGACCGATAAGGAACTTTTAAATGAGTAGCGTTAGCGAAAAAATCGAATTGATTGGTTGCCCAATATGCGACCGGGATAATTTCGTGAATGTTGAAGCGTTAATCGATCATATCCATGCACATAATAAAGTGGACCCGGAAGTCAAACTTTCAATTAAGGCCGTGCAAGAGGAATATTTGTCAAGCTTATTCTAATGATTAAACTTAATTATTTCAATGAAGCACATATCCAAATAGTCTGCGAATTTGATGAAGCGCAAGACATTGCCGACCTCTTTTCTTTTTATGCACCTAATTATAATTGGTCCCCGAAATACAATTCCGGCGTGTGGGATGGCAAAATAAAATTATTCAATGTCAATAATTGTCTGTTGCCATTCGGTCTGCTCCCGAAATTTATCGGGTATTGTAAATTAAATGATTGGGATTATGATTTAGACGAGCGCTTGACATCGGTTGGCGACAAAGTAACCGAAACAGAAATATTAGATTTTTGCAAAAACGTTCTGAAAACGACACGAAACACTGATAATGGTCCGGTCGAAATAATACCATATGATTATCAGGTTTCAGCCGTGAAATATTTCATGTATCATCGGAAAATGATCGGCGTTTCGGCGACGGCATCAGGCAAATCTTTCATCTATTATATATTTTTCAATCTATTAATGTACATTTACCCCGAATTCAAGGGACTTTTGATTGTGCCCCGGACATCTTTAGTCGAACAGATGGCGGGTGACTTCCAGGAATATGCACAATCATATTGTGATTTTGAACCATACATTCACAAAATCCATTCCGGCGCGGAAAAATATAGTGATAAAAAAATCATTATTTCGACGTGGCAAAGCCTTGCCAACATGCCTCCGGAATACTTCGAACCATTTCATGCGGTGATTGTGGATGAAGTCCATGAAGCGACCGCGAAGGAACTGCCCCGGATAACAAATCATTGCGTTAATGCGACTTACCGGGTGGGTATGACCGGGCACCTGAAAGATTGCAAAATTGCCAGTATCCAACTTACCGCATTATTGGGAAAGGTCAAGACGTTTTCGAAATCCGCCGATCTGATCAAAAGGGGTATCCTGGCCGGGATTGATATCAAAGGAATTGTTTTGCAATACGATGAAAATATCAGAAAACAATTCAAAGGCAAAGAAAAGGTTGAATGGCAAAATGAAGTTAAGATTATTCAATCAATACCGGCGCGGAAAAAGTTCTTATGTCAGTTGGCGGCGACCCGAAAAGGTAACACCATGGTTCTTTTCAAAGTTCGGGATTATGGCCGGGAATTGCATAGGTTAATAAAAAAGAATTACCCAAATAAACACGTCTATTACATCGATGGCACTGTCAAGACCAATTACCGTGAAAAGGTAAGGAAGGTCACCGAAAAACACGAAGACATCATTATAGTGGCGTCCTATGGTACTTTCTCAACAGGTATCAACATCAAAAATTTACACAACCTTGTTTTTGCTGAATCTGTCCTATCAAGCGTGAAAGTGATTCAATCTATTGGGCGGCTATTGCGAAAATACTTCAATAAAAATGCCAAATTGTATGACATCGCCGATGATTTATGTTGGAAATCAAAACGTAATCATGTGTTGAAACATTTCTTGCGACGAACGAGATATTACGACGAGGAGCAATTTGATTACACCGTCACCAACAAAAAAATATAGGGAAACCCATTGCGCTTTCGGCAAAATCACGTTCGGGCGGTGTATTGCATATTGCCACTGGACTAAATCAGGGTCCGATTGTACCGGCGACACAAGCGAAACGGACCTAAATTCTGGCCGGGAAGCACAAATCCGAAACGGTAAATAGTGATATGTATAATCAGAAAACTTTGAAACAGGGCTTTTATAAGCCGAGAAACCCCGGAAAATACAAAGGCGAAACTAATGGAATAGTTTTCCGGTCCGGGTTAGAACTAAAAATGTTCCGTTTTTTCGATTACAATAAAACCATCATTGAATGGAATTCTGAAGAGGTCATCGTCCCTTACGTTTCCGATCTTGACGGAAAATTGCACCGATATTTCGTGGATGCCTGGCTAAAAGTCAGAAATAAACAAGGGAATATTCAGGAATATCTGGTTGAAATAAAACCACTGAAGTTTACCAAAGAACCACCACAAACGAGCCGACACACAAAATCTTATCAAATGCAAGTGATGGAATGGATTAAAAATACGAATAAATGGAAAGCGGCACATGCCCATGCAAAGAAAAAAGGTCAAAAATTTATAATTTTGACGGAAAAGGATTTAATATGAAAACATTTCAAGATATACTTAATGAAAACCAGGAGCCGGTTTCAGATGAAGACCTTAAGCCGGGGTTTCAGTTTTTCGTGGTTAGCAAAAATGGGCGGTCACTGTCCCGTTTTAAAATAACCGGTCAACAGGAAATGAATGTGGGTACCGTTTATAAGGTCAAGCATGCTGTTTTGGCCGGGGACAAATTCAAGCAAGATTTCATTGCAAAGGATTATGTTCTTGGGAGAGCCGGTGGCTTGAAAGTGTTCAGGAAACGTAAACCGGCAATGGCGGCATTCAAACGGGCAAGTTTTAGTGAAAAAGTTAGAATTGTAAAACCTGGCGAAATAGCAAAAGATTCCGATGGTAGACCAATTCGACCCGGCGATATCGTAACACATCCAAAATTCGGAAAAGGCCAAATTGAAATGATAGATACAAAAACCTATTCATTTCCGATGGTATCCGTTGAACTTCATTCAGGCAAATTTAAAGGTGAAAAAATTGCCAGAGCAGCCAATGAATGGACAAAACGGGGATAAAATGCAAACGTTTAAAAAATTTTGTGAAGAGGTCGAAGGGAAAGCCGACCTTCAGGCAATGTACAACCGACTGAATAAACAGTTGTTTAGTAGCGAATTGCCGAAAATTCCCCTTAAATGGACGAATTCGACCCGGATACCCGGCGAGGTTCAGGTATCCTATATGCTTGATCAAACACGAATATCAAACAGGCATCAGCCGGTAATGGGCACGGTTACAAAGTGGAAATTTTTAGGGATTTCCAAAAAGTTTGATTTGGATGAAAATAGGCTTGAAGGGATTTTCATTCATGAAATGGTTCATGTTGATTTGATCCATAACGGAATTATGATGACATCCGGGCGCGACAAATCACACGGACCCGAATTTAAACAAAAACTGAATAAGGTTCAACTTCTGACAAATGTAATTATACCGGAAAGAGAGACCGATCTGAAACCGTCCCTTAATAATAAGGTAAAGGCGACCGGGTATATTTGGTTGAATCAGTCCGGCAAAAATTTTATTGTGAAGGCGAGCACGAAATTCATTCAGGCGAATTTGCAAAATGCAGAAAGCCATTTCATGAACTATTTCACGTCATTTAATAGTTCAACAAATTTTGTCGAAATCGGAATTGCAAATACAAATGCGCTTGAGACACTTAAGGGTGTTCGAAAGATACCATTTAAAGGATGGTCGTCGATGTCAGATAGTGAAATCGAGGCGGCGCTGAAAGACAAAAAAGTTTTATTTCGAAAGGATAAAAGTTTATGAAACGTATAATATTAATGGTGATACTATTTTTTAGTCTTATTGGGTTTGCAAGCGCTGAATCTTTCGATTGGCCGATGGATGTTTATCCTATTGCACTCAATAAGTTAGTTGATTTTGCGGATATAGAAGGCGCTAAATTGATTGGTGCAAGTGTGGCCAATGATGGTTCTGGTGTATTAGTCTTTGAGGACGAGAAGGGACCATTCACAATCGCGTTTGGTCCTAATGGAAAACATGTTTATGCCGTGCCTTACGATATAGCAAAGAAAGCATATAAGAACATTTGTTTCGTTCAAAAGCTTTGCACTAAAAACCCGTATTTTAATGGGATGTAATTAACATCAGAAAAATAAAATATGCCAATACACCAAATTCATAAAGCGGGATGGCCGGGCGAAAATTTATTCGAGGCCGAAGCACAAAAAGCGCGGACTAAAGCGGCGAATGATTCCCGGTTTCCCCAGGAATTATACAGTCGCGGCAAGCGCAAATTCCCAAAAGAATTGCAAATCCAATATGATAAGCTTTATGGTGATATCCAAATTCCGAAAATAAAGCCGGGAAAAATCAGACGGGCATATTTCGGTTTACCAATGATGTTCAAATATTCACCGAAGCACGCGAGCACCTTACCCTATTATGATGTGCTACCGATGCCGATTCTTTTAGCGAAATACGCTGATGGTTTTTTAGGTTTGAATATCCATTATCTGCCATGGACAAAAAGATTACAGTTGGCCGACCGGCTGATTAGGGCGACGAAAAACCGGAAACGAATTACATATCCGCAAATAAAACGGGCGTGGAATAGCCTTCATTTACCAAAGGGTTATGCATATTTGATCATTAGGCGGTATCTGACATCCCATATTCAATCCGATATAGCCGTTTTTACCTGGGAAAACTATAAAGCGGCGGCGGTAAATATCCCTGGCAAGTGGCGCAAAAAATCTGAAAAGGCGGTTTTTGCGGCAATGATGACAAAGTGGAAAGACCATGTAAAGGATACGAAAAAGAAAAATCCTGAAGCGAAGGTCAAAAGCACCAAATCAACCAAGAAAAC